CTTCGCCATTTTGGCCATGTTGGCCTGTTACAAGGAAGTGACCTTTAATTTTGGCTACGTAAGGGGGTTTTAATCCCCAACCAACCGTAGAGCCTCTCAGCGAAACGTTGAGACTCTTGTGTTACGGTTGCACGAAAGTCAAAAGAAGAGATCGCACCTGCGTACTGAACCTGCCAGAAACTTTGGGCAGGTCGATACGACTGGCTTACCATTACATTATCGTTTCTCACAGTAATGGTAAAACAGTTTCCACCGTCACTAGCCCCGAGTTCGTAGGGGTTTGCAGACGGAGGGCGCCCTGACAGGTCGCACATCAGTTTACGGAAGCTAAAACTCCGCCAACTGACAACCCGTAGTTTCACAGGTCGAACGACGAGTCGGTGGTAACACCACCTACCCCACTTGTAAACCCCGTACTTTTTAAAATCGGGGGAGTGGAGATAGGTAGAAAACTCCGTGTCGGAGATCGGTCCGTGAAACCTCATGAAGAAAGGAGGTATCCACGATTCAATCTTTTGGGCCACGAAGCTGTCCTCAATTCCAAAGTACAGGTTAAGCATTCGTGCTAACCTATTACGGTCAACAAAAAGCTCATTGACTGTACTCGGGATGTTACTGAGGGCTACCGGGCGAACCATGTGCCCATTGTACCAGTCGGTTCCACAACTTTCTTTGACAATTCCATACACAAAGGACTTGTCTCGGTTAATCGTGAAGCCACAAGACTGGAGGACCGTAATTAACTCTTGAGCGTACTGTTCACGGACGACGATATCGTCGCCGAAGACAGCAAAATCGCTCTTGAAGTTTACGGTACCTGAATTCCTAGCAATCACCGCATAAGTTAGAGCGGCAAATACTAGTGATTCTACAGCAAACGTGTACCCGTTACCCATGCTACTCAATTTCTCGTAGCAGACTTTTCCATGCCCTGGCACAATGCCATTATGAGCGCGGAGAGACCAGAGGAAACGGTACCACTCATCAGGAAGGAGGAGCTCAACCAGCTTTAAAGAAACGCTGTCTGAAGCACCTTTCAGGTCTAAGGTAGAATAGGTATGATCACTATTACCCCTTAGCTCTGACCCAATGGAAGCCAAAACCTGATTCTTAGTTTGGTCGTCAAGGTCTATATCGTGTCTTTTCAGACGACGACGTATTAGACCATCAACACCTAGCTGAAGTCTCAAGTTCATTAAAGGCTCGATTGCAATCGTCCGATCGGTAAGAGCGGACTTTGGCACGAAACTGATCCGATTGTAATCTACTACCTCAAAAACGTCTTGCCAAAAACGGCGCATGTCCAAAGGAACATGCATGGGTATACCTTTTCGAATCCTATAGGATTCTAGAAGAGCCCCCATCCAACGTTGATCGGTTTCAATTACGAACCGTGCGTAAACAACTGAATCCACTGTGACGGTATAAGGCCATTTCGAGTATTTAAAGAAACTACTCGTAGGGCCAGCGCCGGTTGACAGTGTACTCCCTGGGCCGAACCTGGCCCACTCACATAACTCCTGCCACCGCGGACGATCACCCAACAGCGCATGAATCCAACTTCGCGCAAGGGTAAGAATCTCAGGTAGCTGCTCACCGTACGTTAGCTTTGTCCAACCGACATGGTTGAAGTGCCAGCAGCTTGCTTCTGCCTCAAGGAAACTCCCCAAGGCTTTAGTTTTACGCTGCTCTTCGCTTCCGGTGAACATGAACTTTTTAAGGAGCCCAGCCAGAAGCCTTCGCGATCGTATATTATCGATCGTCAGGCTTTCGTCAGAGGAGGTGATACTCTGTAACCCCCAAATGTCAGACAGAAGCATAATTGCTGCTACATCTCGGTCTCTAACTATCTGATCGACTAGTGCAGCGTCTTCATGTCGTACGACACCGGCTGTAATGAGATCGCAAAGCAAGAAGGAAAGAACCTTCCAGGGATAATCCCTCGAAACTTGCACCCTAACTCTTTGAGTCAAGGACTTCTGCTTTCGCGTGCTACGCTTGTTTGGCCTAACTTTCATAGGTCACCCCTTTATGGGTTACAAGGTTAAGTCCCTCGGAAAACCACACATCCAGATGGTAAGTTCAACACACCACTCGAGTACGGTAATCCAGGCGGAAAGGAGATGATCAAACATCAGACCATACCCCGACGGACCAGTTCAAGGAACCAGTCGGACGATGCAGCAGCGATAAGCTTCTGCCGAAGGTGCTCAACGAAGGCATCAGTGACGCCCACGGGCAAGCTGGTGCTGACCTGAATAATACCAGGAGAGCGAGTGGTAGTTCCATTCGGAGCATCCACTTCAGCATCAACCGTGAACTTCAAAGCGGCCTTGTCAACCCCGTAAAACGTTGAGGTTGGTTTCGGAGGCGTTGCGTACAGAGTCATCATATCCCGAGAAAGGGACGTGTGATTCTCCGCAATATACTCACCTCGGAAATCACTTCTGCGAAGGTTGTCATAAACTTCGTCAACGTTCGGCGTGGTGCCGTCATCCCCGTCGTCATTAACAGACAGGGTGATTTGATTCAACTGAGTCATAATAGTACTCCTTTGCTTCCGATTACCTGAACTGAGCTCTCGATGACAGCGGATACCTACCGCCATACAACAAGTTCTTAGCCATGATAACCAAGTCAGTAAGTTTTGCGGTGTTTAACCGCACATTCAGCGTAGGCAGAATTGCCAGCGCTGGGTCGGGCTCCCTTGTAAAGGTTTCCTCAATCCTGGCGAATGTTTTGCCAAGTGTACAAGTACCTTCAGCAAAATACTTCTTGGTACTCGTATCGGGGTCTTTATCAATAGAAAGCCCACTTACAACTGACAACTGAGTCGTTACCACTTTGGTAGTGACCCAGGAGGCTAGTGCTTTGAACCCCAAGTTCGGAGTCCAGGCACCAAGTGTGTCTGAGATGTTGAAAAACCATCCAAACACGAAAGAGTAGGGGATGAGGTCAAGCGCCGATTCCGGCACTTTAGAAAAACCCCAGGGATCCATGTTGTCGAGATCGACATCACAGAGTACCCCTGCCCTACAAGTCACTTCAGTCGAGACAGTTCTATCTATGTCAGCATAGACACTGGCCCACGATTGATTAACCGTTGTTCCTAATTGAATAGAATCACCGGGAAATTCAAACGTGTCTGAAGCTGTACCCCTGAATGTCTGACGCAAGTCCTTAAACTCCTTTTGAAAGGCGTTTACGGCTCCTTGGATGTCATAATAAAGGGGGCGCCAACCGTAACGGATTTCCATCCATCGATCGGCCAGCGAACTCAGGGTTAATTCGTCCTTGATTTGCTGAAAGGATTTACGTGCAGCTTTTGAAGCTCGCGACATCTTTGCGAGGTCTCTAAGCTGTAACCTTTTAACATTTCGTAAGAACTTTACTAACCGCCGAGCCGAGTCTGTAATACCAGAAACGGTCTTACCAGACTCCATCACGGAAACGAGTGCATATATCTCTGAACTATCGATATTTGCCCACGATTGCGTGACAGCGCGTGACTTGAGCCAAGCAATATCATCACTGATATCGCCTGGTGAACAAAACAGTTCTCCGTCGTCTAAGGTACGGGCAAGATTATCGCCCGAAAACTCACCTAGAAAACGTGTGTACCATTTACCCGAAGACTTACTGTCTTGCTGGATAAATCCGCTGATGCTCATTTCGGGTCGAATTACTTCAACCTTGTGAGAAGTCATAGGACTATTAATAATACGCCCTTGACCGCTCAGAACATCGAATTGTGGGGTCACCGTGTCGGTCATTTCTTCGGCACGATAATGAGATGTACAATCCTCACTAAAGTTAACCTCAGAGTACAACGGTAAAGAAGATAACGTCCCAGGATAATATATCTTGGACGAAAACTCCCTTACTGACTCCACGTTGACGGGCACTCGAGAGCGAGTGCGAACTGTCTGTTCCATATACACCTCTTTTCGAGGCGTTATATGGGGTAGATAGATCAAGCTTGCCTCACGGCTGACCTATCACCGTCCTTGCGGGTTCTACCCGCCAGAAAGGAGTTCGTTAGAACTCCGGAGCCCCCA